CATCAACGCCGCCGCGCTTCCCTCTCTGGAGATCCCCATGCAAATCGCAAACGCTTACGTCGCCATTGGCGGCGACATCGGAAACACCGTGCCGAAATACGGAGTCACGCCCGCCGAAGTTGTCCTGCTCCAGGCCATTCACGGCGAAGGCGCCGTGCATGAGATCGAGCCCGCCGGCGAAGTCGAGCGCACGAACCGCATGGAGCTCGATCGCCTTCGCGCCAATTATCGCAACGCCAAGGACGAAGACGGCCGCTTGATTCTTGAGAGCGTCTATCCCGGCGCCAGCGCGCGCCTGCCGCTGGCGCTTGAAGAGCTCAACCTCCCCTCCGTGCTCTACAAGGCGATCGCCCGCACGTCGGCGACCAAAGCCCCGTCGGCGAAGGCCGAAGCTCTTGCGGCGACCACACCCAAAGCGATCGAGACCGACGAAGACGGCTTGGCCGAAGTCGGCGCCGATCCGGAATTTACGGCGCCCGAACCCGAAGCGCCGAAGCCGACGCGCCGCAGCCGCCAGCAGGCAGCTCCCCCGACGTTTGAGTGAGGTTAAGACATGGCGCGCGGTACGACGCTTCTAGCGCTCTTGGATATGTACCGCGCGACGTGTCGCATGTCGCTCAATCCTGCGCACAATAACCAAACGCGCGACCTTGACATCAAGCACCTTCAAAACGTGCAGGAAGCGCTTTACAACGATTACGCGTGGACAATGCTGCGCGCGCAGCGCGACCAAGGCGTGCAGGCAGGCCAGCGGTTTTACGGCGTGCCGAGCGACATGCACATTGACCGGATCGAGGAAGTTCATTTTCGCTACGGCAATGAGTGGATCCAGTTGCAAAACGGCATCGGCGACGAAGAGTATTTTCGTTGGGATAGCGACCTTGGAATCACGTCCTACCCTTGCGAGCGTTGGAAGATATGGGAGGGCGAAGAGATCGAGCTCTGGCCGATCCCCGCCACTAACCAGGATCCGGTGAGCCTTGACGGCACGCTCCGCATCAAAGGCATTCGCGACCTAAAGCCTCTCGTAGCCGACACAGACAGGGCCGATCTCGACGATTGGCTTATCATCTACACGGCCGCGGCCGAGCGCCTCGAATACGACAATAAGAAGCTCGCCAAAGTGATGTTCACGAAGGCCGAGCGCCTCTACATGCGCCTGCGCGGCCAGATGGAGAAGCGCGGCAGCTTCAAGATGTTCCAGGGCGGCGACGACCTCGGCAAGGGCCTTCGTGGGCCGCCACGCGTGCAATACGTCAACGTGAATAGGCCGTAACGTGGCCGACATCACTGTCATCGGCTTTAAGGAAGGCCTCGACACAACCAAACTGCCGGAATCGACGAGCGGCCACGCTTTCATTTACGCCGTCGACGGCCATGTTACGCGCGGCGCGGAATTCGAGAAGCGTGCGGCCTTCGTTCCGATCGCCCTGCCGCCCGGCGCGACGCAGAGCCTCTTTTACAATGCGAGCTCGCTTGTCGTCTTTGGCAGCGGGAGCGCGCCGACGCTCCCGCCCGGCGTTCAATATCAGCAACTCGTTAACCCGATAACCGGCACGCTCGCGCTGCGCCAAGTGCTTTCGGCCGCTCTCTTCGCCAACGGCATTTTTGCGCTCGCGCAGTTCGTCGACGGCAGTGTCTTCGCCTACTACAACGGGACAAACGTGTCCGATCTTGGCGAGCTCCGTGCGCGCACGATCATCACGATCGGCGCCGGCATAACGGCCGGCTCAGTCTCCAGCATTCAAGTCAACGGCGTCGAGATCCTTGGCGCGACAATCCCGTGGGCCGGAACCTCGGCGCTTACGGCCGCAGCGATCGGCGAGCAAATCAACTTCTACTTGAACGCGCCCAACTATTTCGCCGTCGTCACCGGCACTCAAATTGCAATCGTTGCGCGCGCCGGCGGCGCGACCGCCAACGGCTACACGGTAGCCGCTACCGCGGCAGACATCTCAATCACGCCGACGAGCCCGACGTTGGCCGGCGGCGTCGCCTACGTAGCGCCCGCGTTCGCCGTCGCAAACATCACCGTCGCCAGCGGGACCGCCGGCGGTACGGTGACGAGCATCAAAGTCAACGGCGTCGAGATCCTCGGCGCGACCGTGACGTGGCAGACAGGGCAGACGCCGACAATGTTTGCGGCGACGTTGGTCGCGCAGATCAATGCTTTCGCCGCGCTCCCGAGCTATGTCGCGACCGCGCCGGCGGCCATCGTCATCCTCACGGCCGCAGCCCCGGGCGTAGCGGCCAACGGCTTCACGCCGGCCATCACAGAGACGAGTGTCGTTTGCACCGCGACTGCCTTTGCTGGCGGCGTCGCCGGGACGCCATATCAGACCGGAAGCTTCGTCTCGACAGGGAATCAGAAAGTGCTCATGTTGAGCGGCGCGACGCTCAACTTTTCGGCCCTGGCGACGCCGACGGCGTGGTTTTCTGGCGAGGCGCCAGGCGCCGGCTTTATCAACATGAGCACGCAGGCCGACAACGTCGAGACACTTTTCGGCGTTGGCAAGTACCAAAGCTATTACGCCTTTTTCAGCGCGCTCACGACTCAGATCTGGTATCTCGATCCGGACCCGACGCTCAACAAACAGATTCAGGTGCTCAATAACACCGGCACGCAGAGCGGCCGGGCGGCGATCCAGTTTGGCGATAACGACCTTTTCTATGTCGACGAGAGCGGCGTGCGTTCGCTCAAAGCCCGTGACGCCTCGAATGCCGCGGCGACGAATGACGCCGGCGTGAAGATCGACACGGTTATTTCGAGCCTCTTGGCGACACTCACGGCCGAGCAGCGCAGCGACATAATTTCAGTCATCAACCCGCAAGACAAGCGGCTTTGGCTCGCTATTCAAAACACGATTTACGTGCTCAGTTTCTTTCCGCAGGCCAACATTGCGGCTTGGACGACCTACCAGCCCGGCTTCGTTATCAGCGACATGATCGTCTTCGGAATGCGCGTCTACTTGCGCTCCGGCGATACGGTCTATTGCTACGGCGGAAGCGGCTCGACGCCCGTCTATGACACGACGCAGCCCGAGTTTTGGCCCGGGTACGTTGACGGCGGCCGTCCGTCTTTGAAAAAGACCATGACCGGCTTTGACGCCGCGTGTCGCGGGCTTTGGACCGTTTCTGTTGGAACAGACCCGGTAAACCTCGGCACGACCGACAAGGTCGCGACGATCGACGACACAACTTATCTTGGCGCCGATCTGGCCGCCGTTGGCGACGCAACGCATTTCTGTCTGCGCTTCAAGGGCGCGGCCGTCGCCGAGCCGATGGTTGTGGGCGCCTACATAATCCACTACGGGCCAGACGACGAGGGTAGCGATGAGGCTTAACGTCGATCTCCCTCAAGCTTTATATTTCGTCGCTATGGCGATGCGCGAGCGCGACTTCGAAGAGTTTTCCGCCACGTCGGACGCGACGACGCGCGAGGCGCTGGCTTGGAGCTTGGTCGAGCGATTCGGCGCCAACACGGCCCAAGTCTGCGTCGTCGGCCGTAAGCTCCCGATCGCCATTTGCGGCATGATCGAAGTGCGGCCGAACGTCATAAGTCTGCTCTTCTACGCGACCGACGAATTGCCGACAATCATCTATCCGCTAACGAAATTCGTCATCCGAGAACTCTTCGAGCCGGCGAAGGCCCGCGGCGTTCATCGGATCGAGTGCGCGACGCTTTCGGGCCACAAGGCCGCTCGCCGCTGGCTCGAAGTTCTCGGGCTCTCACGCGAGGCGACGCTCCACAAGTGCGGCAAGAACGGCGAAGACTTCGAGATCTACGCTTGGGTTTCGCCATGAAAGCCAGAATCGCCTTTCCGAAAGACGAAGACGCGCTGTTTCTCTTGGCCGAAGCCAACATGGCGGAATTCCACGCCCATTTGGAATTCGACGGTTTGCAGGCCCGGGCGCTGTTCCGGCGCGCCATGGCGACGGCGTGTCCGACGTTCTTTGTCTGTGAGGATGACGGCGATCTTGTCGGCTATCTTTTGGCGAAGACAGAGACTTACGCGGCGGCCACTGGCTTTTTTGCTAGTCAAGAGGTATTATACGTGCGTCCCGATAAGCGCGGCACTCGGGCGGCCGTCCGCCTCGTCAAAATCTTCAACGAGTGGTCCGATCGGATCGGCGCGGTAGAAGTGTTCACCGGCATTGCAAACGGCTTTCAGCCCGAGCGCACCGCACGGTTTTTTGAGCATTTCGGCTTCGAGCCCGTCGGCCAGTACCTAAGACGGATCAGAAATGTCTAAAGGTGGCGGCGACGGCGGCGCAGCGCAGCAAGCAGCGCAGCAAGAACAGCAGCGGCAGCAGCAAATTACGCAAGGCACGAACGCCATAAATTCGTCCTTCAACAGCCAATTCACGCCCGCGTTCTACGGCAACATCGCGACGAACTACGATAATTCCGCGAACCCGCAGCTCAACCA